ATCACTGCTTCTATGCAACCTGAGTTTGAAGATGAAGAACCAATCAATCCTTTTGATTTCTGGAAAGGTGCAAACTTCAAGTTAAAGATTAAACAAGTTGCTGGATTCTGGAACTATGATAGTTCAGAGTTTGGTAAGACAGAAACACTTCTAGATGATGATGCTGAGTTGGAAAAGATCTATGATAAGATCTATGACCTCAGTGAGTTCACTGCTGCTGATCAATTTAAGTCTTATGATGAACTTAAAGCACGTTTAGATTCAGTTCTTGCTAGAAAGGCAGTTGTCACACCTCAAATGGACACCGAAGAACTAGAAGATCTAAGTGAAGGGTTAAATCGCCCATCACAAACAGAACTAGATCAAATATCTAATCTCTCTGCTGCTGCAACCGCAACGACGGAAGATGAAGATGATGCTCTGAGTTACTTCCAAAAACTCGCAGAAGAGTAAACAATAAGAAAGGGGTCTTACGACCCCTTTTTTTATGACCCACTCAATCTGGGATTGTACATTCCTTTGAGTTTACTGTTAATAAACGTTGAAGACTTACTATATTTCATAATTCTCTTCATATCAGAAATTGCAGCATCCAAGAACTGAGGTTGTAGAACTTTTATTCTTCTTTTAGCCTCATTTTCATTCTCCTCATACTCATAGTTACTTACAGAAAATACATTTGTATGTGATACCACATTACCATTCGCATCTCTCACTGTGCCTGCATTATCTACACTTGATAGACTAGGGAGATCTGTGCCACTATATTTAATCTCTGTAGCATTAACTGTTTCTTCTAGATATCTACTTTCAAAATTAGAATCTACAGTTAATCCTTCTGGTACAACTATTCTTGATTTACTATCCAGTAATAGTTCAGTTACATAATGATGTATTTCTGATAGTTTTTCCTCAGTTCCATATTTTGCAAAGATATAATTTTGGAAATCATTAGCACTCAAGGGCCATTGGTCTCTGACTTTGGTAATATTATTTGTAGTCAAGATCACCCAATCAAATCTGGGATCACCATATACCCTCTCAGAAACTTGTTCTGGTCTATCATCACCAAGCACAACATAATCTTCAAATGCTGTTAACACACTCTTCAAGTCATCACGGAGTTTGGGCCTTCTGAATATGTTTTTTACAGGTATAAATTCATCATTAGATGATCTGTCTATACTCCTTGAAACATAGTTTAAGTCTGGGAAATAAGAAAAATATCCTTGCATTTTAGTAACCTACATCTGAAGCGTATGGACTTGCCTGGTCAATCTCACCAATTGGGTAAAGATCTCCAGTTGACTCTGGATCGTCAGGATTATATTGTCTTTCCTTAGCAATATCCTCACTATAATCAGTATCATATATTGGTTCTAATTCAGCGAATCTTAGAGACATATTCACTGCAATAGGCATACCATTTTCATATGCTAACCATTGGCCTTCTGGTGTATAATTGATACTAACATTAGTTAAAGCACATGGTTTAAATTTATTCACACCAAGAATATTTCTGTTACCATTAGTAACGAATCTCAATCTGAATATATTTGGAGTTCCTAAGAAGAATGATGGGCCACCAGCCTTACCTACATCAGTTCTTCCAGCTCTCTCCATCTTCCTAGCTTTCTTAGGTGAAGACCACTGTTTAAATGCACGAATAATCATTCTGACATTTGCAGCCTCTAATCTATTTCTAGGACTCATAGTCCACTGATATTCAAAAGATCTCAACATAACACCAGCAAATAATAATTCTGTATTGGAGTTTGCTATAACACCAACACTTCTTTGCAAAATCTCGTCAGCAGATAACCCAGTATTTGCAGCCAACTGAGATATTTTCTCTGCAGCAATTGCTCCTTGAGTACTGGATTGAGTTAATAAGTCAGCATTCATTGCAAGGTTTCTCATAAGAGGGCCTGCTCCCATCATATCTCCTGTCAATGTACTGGTAATTACATTCTTACTTGCTTGTTGAACTCCGCCCATCTGTTTGGCTGACATGGACTCATCATTCCAGTTCCTTCCATTTTCATCCATCATATTATTAGGCATAGGTAATTTGATACCAGCACCTAATTTCTTTTTATATGCTGTATATCTTTCAGCACCAAATGCTAAACCACTCTCTCTGCCTTCTGGTTGTCCCATATTTAAAAGGCCTTTTCCATACTTACCGTCAAAAGTTTTTGCGTATGGAGCACGATATGAATAACATTGTATGAACATGTGATCCATATTGTTAGCCATATCCATAGGATACTTTACTATTTTTTTGAACATTGAATTGGCTTCATCTGAACCAGCAAATACTTTGTTGGTGAAACTCATCAATCTTTGACCTTGACCAGATGCACCATCATATCCTGGCCCAGTCCCAGCGTTAACTTTACTCTTACCGAAATTCTCTTTGCCACCCCACATTACATCTTCTACGAATGAGTTCAATCCTTTCTCAGTTCTGAAAGTTTTTATATCATTGGGATTTCTTCCATCATTATCGAGTAACCATTGTCCCTTTACTATGTCTGGTGCAACAGCATTGATATGAGATTTAACTTTTGTTTGTATTTCTCTATGAATATTTTCCATCTCTGGCCCATTCCATCTTTGATCTGATGGTACAAAGAGACTTAAGTTACTTGTTATTTGACTCATATCATAAACGCCATCCTTGTATATTGGTGGCACATTTGGTTTTAGTTGGCCACTGTCATCAACAGCACGAATTGTTGTTCCCTCAGTTTCACTGAAAAAAACTTTGTAATTTGTGACATTGCCATCCTTATCTCTCTGACTGATAGGTTGATCTATCTGTATTTCTTGTCCAAATTCTGTCTCTTGTAAAGGCTCGGACACTATCTTTTTCTCCTTTGATGACGGGCGTTAAATGCTTTATATTTGGGATACCTCATACCCCTTTGATCTACAAATTGTTCAGTAGGTAGTAATGATATAGCTGCCCAATCCTCATCACGAGGAACTTTGAACATACTTCTGATACCAGAATACTTATATCTATGTATGCTGTTTTTAGGAATTGGGGATTCTCCACGACTATTTAGTAGGTTATTTGCAATTACATCACGATAATCTGGATTTATGTAATGTAGATTACATCCTAAGAACCCATCTTCAAAAAATCCTACTATGACTGCTAAGGGTTGAACATCCCAAAATGACAAATATTGTGATGATCCAGCGTTATATGAGAAGAAAAATAAGTCACCTTGTCTGACACCACCTTGATCAAAAGTGTTTCCAAGTCTTTGTTGAACTTCTATCAATGATCTTTCTAAAGCACCAACATACCATGCGTCGGGCTTCAGTTCAATACCAGCCTGTTCTTTAATATCGTCTGCGATCATGTGAAATACCTAAATCGTCTTCTGTCATGAGTTTGAATTCATATTTTCTGTCAGCACAGAATTGTTTTGCTGCTTCCCACTTTGCTTGATTTACGACCCATGTTTTAACCTCGTAGTACCATGCTTGAGTTTTCCTCTTTGGATTCTTTTTAGGTTCTCTAATTTGTTTTTTAGGTTTAACTTCAACTACAACTGATCTACTTTTACCGTTGCCATCCTTGTACTTGATGAAGAAGTCTGGAAAGTATCTGTGTACTCTATTATCTATAGGATTCTTGTATGGAATCCAAAATTCTTCAGATTGCCATTGACTTATACTTTCAGTAAGATCACAATATTGCATAAACTTTTTCTCCCATAATGACCTATAAATGATCTGAGTGGGATCACCTTTATACTTTTTTACATGTTTTGGTCTAAATTTTCCCTTATAAGACATATACATAGTATGACAAGTCATATTTTTATTTAGATGGCCAGGCAACAGAAAAGTTATTTTAGCAATGATAAGTTAGTAAAAGATTTAGACCAGTTTAGATTTGCACTGGGAGCTCCTGCCCTATCAAACTTTTTTAAAATTGAATTGGACTTCGCTACAATAGGAGCAGAACCTAAAGATTTTTTCCCAGTTGATTTAGAAGCTGCTTCAGCTGGTGTGTATGAACAGGAAAAAAATGCAAATGATCTAAGTCAGTGGTTTACATCATGTGGATTGATGGATCAGGGAGATAAAGAGAGATATGAATTATTAGCAAACGAAGCAATGTTGCCTGGAACATCAATGTCAGTTGCACAGGAAATAGGAAGTAGACAGGGTATCAGAGAGAGATTTGCAACACAGAGACAGTATACTGATATATCAATATCTTTTTACTTAGCTAATGATTATAAAATATTAAAATTATTTCAAGAGTGGATGAACTTTATGAATCCTTTGTATATTACACAAGAAGGGATCAGACATACACAGGGATATTCAGGCGGATACCCTAATCATGGTGAGAGATATGCCTTTCATAGACAAAGATATCCACACGATTACAAAAGGAATATAAAAATTACAAAATTTGAAAGAGATTTCGATCCAGAGAAGAAAGATCTTGGGGTTGATGTACAAATAGATCCCACCTTTGGACATGAGATAAGAACTTTTGGAACTGAAAGACGGAAAGGCAAATCTTATCATGATATGGGCCCTAACGTTGGTAAAGAGTATAAACCAGATGCTATTACCTATAATTTCGTAAATGCTTTCCCAATTTCAATACAAGATATACCTCTTAACTACTCATCAGCTTCAATGATACAGGTTGTAGTTGACTTTTCGTACGATAGGTACTATATTGTTAATAATCAAGGAGTACCAGCGCCAGATACCCCAACTAAGGGAGCTTCAAGTCTAGTCACTGCCGATAATTCACTTGAAACAAACGTAGATAAGGCGTCAAATTAACCCTCTAAATAATAAAGAATAATTACTTATTATGCCTTTACCAAAAATTACAACGGCCGAGTATGAATTGAAGTTACCCTCAACAGGGAAAACAATCAAATACAGACCGTTCCTCGTAAAAGAAGAGAAGATTCTTATACTTTCTCTTGAATCACAAGACAGCAAAGAAATCTCTAATGCTGTAAAACAGGTTCTAAAAGAATGTGTTATAACAAAAGGAGTCAAAGTTGATCAACTACCTAGTTTTGACATTGAATACTTATTTTTAAATGTTCGTTCCAAATCTGTGGGTGAGACCATAGAATTACTTATCACCTGTGGAGATGATGGAGAGACAGAAGTTCCTGTAACTATTAATATTGATGATATTGTAGTCTCTAAATCCGAAGATCATTCACCAGACATTGAACTGGCTGATGGTTACACCGTAAAAATGAAGTACCCATCATTAAGTCAGTTTGTAGACAGTAATTTTGGTTCTGATGAAGGGAAAGATGTTGTTGAAAAATCATTTGAAATGATAGCATCTACTATTGAAATGGTTTATAATGATGAGGAAATGTTCTCAGCAGCTGAATGTACTAAAAAAGAACTGAAAGAGTGGGTAGAGTCTTTAACTTCACAACAGTTTCAAAAGATTGAGAAATTCTTTGAGACTATGCCTAAACTAACACATACACTAGAGGTAGTTAATCCCAACACTAAAAAGAAAAACACAGTAGTATTAGAGGGGCTATCGGATTTTTTCGCCTAAGTATGTCTCATGTTGATCTAGAGACATACTTCAAAATCAATTTTGCCCTCATGCAGTACCATAAATATAGTTTATGGGAAATAGAGAATATGCCTCCGTGGGAGAGGGATGTCTATGTGGGACTACTCAAACTTCACATTGAAGAAGAACAACTAAAACAAAGAGCAAGAGAGGGACAACAACGCAATGGCTAAATTTGGTGGATCAGCTTCATCAACTATGAATTTTGCCAAAGGTGTGTCTAAAGTCACCAAGAAGTCTAAATTTGTATCTAAGGCTGCTAACAATATCAGAGCGACAAGAAAGAATTTAAGTGGAGTAAAAGGAAGTGATGGATTAAAGTCTGTATTACCAAAGATCAAACCAATTAGAGAAGATCTTAAAGGTGGTGGTATCAGAAAGATTAATAAACTTGTAGAGTCTAGAGTTCAGAATTTAATTCCAAAGTTATCAAATAAAGTAGAAGAGAAGGTAGATTCATTCGATCCTAATAAATTCTTAGGTAAGATATTTGATGGTGGACTATCTTCTTTACAAGGATTTGCTGGTGGCCTTGATGGTATGAAGAAAAATATGAAAGAGACTGTTGATTTTCTTGAAAAAGCTCAGGAAATAGCAGTTGATTTTGTTGAAAAGTTATCTAAAGCAAAGCTAAAAGAGAAAAAGAAAGGTGGCGGATTACTAGGTAATATATTTAAAGGTCTTGCCATAGCTGGTACTGCAATGATTGCTTTACCAACTATAGCTAAGGTTGCAACCGCTGGTATGATGGTCAATAGTGTTGGGGCAGGATTAAAAAGAAGTCAGGATATTCAGGCGGAAGGAAAGAAAAAGAGATTAGAACAGAAACAAGACACAGACAAAGTAAGTAAAACGGAAGGAAAGACTGATGATATTTTCAGTGGTATTATATCTAAACTCGATGGTATACTGAACTTTGGTAAACCAAAAGAAGAAAGAGAATCAACAGTTGCTCCTTTGAACAAAGCGATCCCAGAAAAATTTATTGGTGGAATTTTACCATTTGGAAAGAAAAAGAAAAAAAACCCAGAAAATTATCAAGACTTGATTGAGGCGGGGTATTTCTTTGATGATCAGCCTTATAATGGAAGTATCAGATCTGTAACAGCGCTTTCCCCTGAGACAACTACAAAACAAGGTTTCTTCGGAAGAGAGAAAAAAGTAGAGAGTAAACTAATTGATTTAACAGCATCGGGTTTTGGTAGTAAAGAAATAGTAGACGAATTAAGTTTACCACTTGAAGATTATGTTAACTTAAGAGTGTTCGGTATAAAACCTGATGGAGTTAAGGTAAAAGAGAAAAAAATTAAAGAAGAAAAGACAAAACGCCAAAGAGGAACTGGAGCTAAGGATAGAGGAAGAGAAGGTGGTAACTTCAGTGGTGACAAACAAAAGAATGTAAGAGGTGAGAACATGAAAGGTGGTCTCCAAATACCAGACCTTAATCTCAAGGGAATGGCGAGTGGTTTCATAGGTGGAATTAGTGGCCTTGGTTCCAAACTTGGTGGTGGACTAGGTTCTCTTATGGGTGGTTTGTTTGGTGGAGGCAATAAGAAAGCGGAAGTACAATCAATAACGGAAGCAAGTACAGAACCTAGTAAATTAAAAACTGCGATTACTAAGGCAATATCTACACCAGTTAGAGGTGGTAAGGCAGGCACTTCTACTGATTCTGGCGGCACTGGTTTGGGTGGATTAGGAGCGCAAGGAGCTCTTTTATCATCAATGGGTGGTGCAAAAACTTCGGGTTCAAATAAAATGGAAAGAGAGATTGTAGTACCAACAAATAGTGTGCCTGGTTTAATTGCTGTAGATTTGAAAAACATGCATGTTTTACATTCAAAATCTACATTTAACATAGTGGATGCAATCTAATGGCAACATCTAATACCGAAGTTAAAATAAATCAGGAGGCACAGGGCGCTGTTGATGCGGCTGAGTCTAAAGTTAATTCGTTCAAAAACTTTTTGGGTGGAGCCAAAAAAGCTTTGGGTGGCGGTGATATACCAGATGATTCAAAGGTTACTAAGGCTAAAGTTTTTGTCAAAACTATGCCACAAGGCAAAGAGGAAAAGGGTGGATTGGCCTCATATCTTGCTGATGCTAGTGTAGGTCTAATATTAGGATTACCACTTTTATTTCGTAGAGGTAATGAAGTAAAGAAGAATGAACCTTTAGATCTTGAATCTGAATATGGAGGAGATGAAAAGGAATTAATCAAAGATATAAAGGAAGAAGAAAAGATAAGAGAGAAAGGAATTGAAGCTCTTGAGGAGACTAAAGATACAGGAAAGAAACTTGACAAAAAAAAGATAGAAGATATTAAAAATATAAAGAAAAATCAGCCAGGAAGTGGAGTAAAAAATAGAAACAAGACTTCTGCAACCGATTCATTAAGCTCTGAAATTAGCATAGCGCCTCCTACCACAGCTCGAGTATTTGATAAGGATGGAAAAGAAATAACAGACTTAGATGAGAGAAAGAAATTTAATGAAGAGACAAGAAAGATATTAAATCCAGATGGCTCAGGTTTAAAAGATGTTACTGTAACTACTCACAATGCCGAGAAATTTGAAGAAGCAGTTGACAATCTAAAAATAAGACTCAAGAAAAATGTTCTTGACAAGAAACCTGATACAGTTTCGGCAGCTAAGTCTGTACAATCTGATGATGTTAAACCAGCATTGAATGAATTGGACAGAGAAAAAGCAGAGCTGTCTAAAGAAAGACTCAACTTAGAAAAACGTAGAAGGGATATTATTAAGATTCATGGTAAAGATTCCCTTGAATATGATGAGATTCAAGTTAAAATATCTAAGAACAAGAAAAAAAATAAAGAACTTCCAGAGGCCTCAAAGGGTGGTATCATTCAAGGGCCTCAATCTGGATATCCAGTATCATTGGATGGAAAAGGTGTTGATTTTATTGGACATGGTACTGAGGAAGTTCGTACGAAAGAAGATGGTAATGGTGCCTTTGTTGTACCAATAGACACTCCTCACACCAAAAAGGATCCTACTCTTCAAAAGAGAAGAGACAGAGAAGCACAAGCGATGGGCTTCAAGAAAGGTTTTAGTTCTGGTGGATTTTTAAGAGGTTTTAGTGCTGGTGGAATGAATCCAGATAAAGTTTTTGGAGCTCCTCTGTTAGATAAAGATTCTGACCTATACAAATACTCGGACATAGCTAAAGTCCATGAGAATTTGGATACTCAAGGTTATCAACATGAAACCACTATGACCCAAGAGAAGGGTGGTATTGCAAAAGTAAAATCAAAATCATCATTAATGACACCAAAAGATCAGTATGAGTTTCTTGCTAATCAACTTGGCCCAGATAATGTCATGCAATTAGTTGATGGAACATATTTCCCCAATGTAGGAAAGATGGTTGCAGAGAAATGGGGAGATGTAGCTAGAATGGTGGAGAAATACATGACGGAGGGTGCTGCTACAGTTAAAGACGTTTCTGGTGTAAGTATCGACAAAGAGGTAAAACTAGCCTTAAAGACATTCAAAAAGACCTTCAAAGATTATGAAAGATTTAAAGATCCTAGAACAGGAGAGTATGATATACCAGCGATGACTGAACATCTAAACTCTTTTGTTCCAGGCACTATAAATTATGCTAAAGTTCAGAAGAAAGAAGCTGAAAAGAAAGAAAGACAACAAAAACTAATGAAGAATGTTAAAAATAAATCTGAGGGAGGTTTATTACAAATACATGGTGTTAAACCATATTCAATGGGAGGAGTGTTGAATAGTATCTCAGAATATTCAGATTCTGAAACTACACCACAACAATCTGCTCCTATGATAATACCTATGCCTATACCACAACAACCACAACAAGTTACAGGAAGTGTTGGTACTGGAAAACCACCAGTAGTTGCAGAACCAGATGTAATAGCTGGTGCTACTGAGGGAGAGGTTATGTCTGCATTTCTATTCACAGAGTTGGGTGCATCATGACGAACACTAAAAAGGTTAATTTTATAAAAGCGGACATCACAGTAGATGAGGAGATTCAGTTTGCAGGGGATAAGAAAGATTCCCAATCTTCAAAACTGACCGCTGAAAGTATTCTCGATAAGGTAATAAAATTTGATTACTATGAGGATCTATTATCACCAGCTGTAACCGCCTATATTACTCTAAGTGATACTACTAATATATTGAGTAGACTTCCAATCAGGGGATATGAGAGAGTAGATCTTACGTTTGGTACTGGAAATGGTAAACTAACATTTGGTGAAAATGAGGGATTCTCTAATCCTCTGTATGTTACTGCCATTCAAGATGTTAGAAAAAAAGAGGGAGAGGAATCATTTACCTTAGCTTTGAGTTCTTTAGAGAATCTGATGAATGAAACCACTAGATGTCAGAAAAAATATGAAAAGGCAAACATAAGTGCCCATGTTGCAGACATTCTTCAAGATCCAAACATATTTAATATTAGTAAGGAAGAATTTAATGAGAGAGTGGAGATAGAAGATAGTAGTACACCGTATTCATTTATTGGTAATAATAGAAAACCATTTTATATCTTGAGTTGGTTATGCCCTAAAGCACAACCATTGAAGGAAGGAAAGGCTGGAGGAACTTCTGGATTCTTTTTCTACGAAACATATGATGGTTACAAGTTTAAATCTGTAGATGGATTATTGGCACAGACAGGAGAGTTGGAATCTAAAAAAGTTCAGTCAAAACAATCACCAACAAGAGCAATAGAGACATACACTGGTAGTAGTTTGATTGACTCATCTCCAAATCCAGAAAATAATTTTCAGATCCTCAGTTATATGATGGATTCTGCAACCAATTTGCAGAAAAATTTAAGAGTTGGATTGTATTCAAACTTGACATATTTCTATAATCCGTTAGACTGGACTACAAAGGCAATACCACATTCATTAAGAGAAGAAGTAGAGAAAGATGGAGTGTCAGTTGCTGGAAGGGATGTTCCTATACCAGCTGGTGATGTTAGTAAGAATGCTTCTAGAGTTTTAGTTAGGATTGGAGATACAGGTATGTTAACTCCATCTTTGGAACCTAATCAAGATGACAATGTGGAAGGATCTGGTAGATCCGATGCTGACATGGCAAAAGCGTTTTCTCGTTATACGCTGCTGTTCCAACAGTCCCTAAATATTAATGTACCATGTAACATTAACTTAAGAGCTGGAGATATCATTAGAGTTGAAATTCCAGTGTCAGGGCCATTACAAAGTAAAAATAAAGAACTTGATCAAGAACTCAGTGGGTTTTATTTAATACGTTCTTTAAGACATCACTTTCAATTATCTGAAGGAAAAAACATAACTGCCCTAAATCTTGTAAGAGATTCATATGGGTTAACATAAGGAGTAAACTATGAAAAGTATAGAAGACCACATAGAAAAAGACAAGAAGATCGCAGATGATCCTCTAGCAAACCCTGCAGCACGCAGACATGCAAAAGAAGAATTGCATGACTTAGAAGAGTATGCAGAACATCATAAAGATGAGATCAAAGCGGGCGATCACCATGACCCCAATGCTTTAGAAATATTCTGTGATTTGCACCCAGACGAACCAGAATGCTTGGTTTATGACGACTAATGTTAGACAGTGCCCTACTAAAGACCAACTTTGTTGGCCGAGATGGATTCGTATGGTGGATTGGCCGAGTTGCTGAACCTAGTGTTTGGCGTAATGAAGCTACTGATACGGATGCTGGATGGGCGTTTAGGTGTAAAGTTAGAATAATAGGATATCATCCATTTGATGAGAGTATCTTATCAGATGAAGATTTGCCTTGGGCTCATGTGTTGGTAGATGCAACATCTGGATCTGGTCAAGCAAATATGGGTGACAGCTCCCGAATGATGGGAGGAGAGACTGTATTTGGTTTCTTTTTAGATGGAGAAGAAGGACAACAACCAGTTATATTTGGTGCATTAGCAAGAACTATCAACTCACTAGGGCCAAAAAATACCCCACCATTAGAAGATGACACTGGTAGTGAGAATGTTTTTGGTGTTCTTAGTGGTAGAGAGGCAGGGGTAAGTGGCCCTACAAGTCTACCCTTACAGGAAGATAAGGAAGGAGGTAATACACCAGCTGGTAATGCAGACAATCAAGTTGGTAAATTAAAAGATAAAAATACTCCATCTGGTAAGAAAGTTTCAGCAAAAGATTTAGAAGGGCCAAGTAAGGCAGTTCAAGTTGAAGGTGCTTTCTCTAATAGGGGTGCAGCTGAGACTGTTACCATGTCTAACGCCTGTGATAAAGGTAATGATGCTCTTAGTGAAGTCACACATACAATAGGTAGTTTTCTAAAAACAGTCAACAGTCTTACCCAGTATGCAGATGAATGGGTAGACACATCAAGAAATCTTCTTGTGGATATAGACAAGGAGATTAATAGAGCCTCAAAACTTGCCACTGGAGCAATGAGAAAGATTGTTGTTACTCTTAGAGATAAGATAACTGCATACCTTTCTAAGAGATATAGAGATTTTATAGGAGTAGAAGTTCAAGAGGCTCAAAAGACACCAGTAGTATCGGCATTCAAGAGAATTACGGATGTGATATTTTGTGTATTTGAAAAGATAGGGTTCGATCTTAAAGACACAGTTAAAGATTTATTTAAAGACTTGATTAGGAATGGTGCATTGAATGGAGCTATTTGTGCCATAGAACAGGCCGTAGGGGTATTGATGGCTGGAATCAATGATGCTATCAAGGCTGGATTAGCACCAATTACACAAGGATTGGATTGGTTGACAGGATCTTTAGGAGGTATAGGTAGTTTATTAGATAAAGTAACAAGTTTCACAGACTCACTAATGTCTTTCCTAGAGTGTGATTCTTTACAATGTAAAGAGTATGAAGATTGGTCACAAAAAGGTGGATTAAGAAAGAAACCTAAGTTATCATTTGAATCCATAATAGATAATTCTAATTTATTGTCAAGCATTGATCTAGAGGGAATTGGTGATTTCTCTACAGATCAACTTGGAATCAGACAAAAATTCTCAGTATTGAGTTTAATTAATGGTAATTTACCAGCATTGGCGAATTGTAACGATACAACAAATAATCCAAAGAATCAAGATGATCTTTCAGACAGTGTGCCGCCAGGTTTTATATGGCCAGATTGTATCCCACCCAAAGTAGAAGTATATGGTGATGGAACTAGAACTGCTGCAATGATTCCTATAGTATCATCTGTTGACGGAAGTATATTGACATTACAGATAATAGAAAAAGGATTTGGATATACTACTCCGCCAGTTGTTTCTATCATTGACAAAACTAATAATGGTGGAGGTGCAAAGGCAAAGACAGTGATAGACAAAGATGGATCTGTCGTTGATGTGTATATGATAACGCCTGGAGAGGGATATTGCCCATCAACTAACGTAGTTCCACCCAAGTATCCTGTTACAGAAGGGCCTGGTATTGGTATTACTGCTGGAATAGGTGAAGATGGAACTAACTTAGATACTATCGCACCATTCATAACATTTACCACCCCTGCTGATGATGCTGTAGGAGTTCAAACGAGTGCATCTTTGTCAGTTACATTTAATGAACCAATAGTCAAGGGTGTTGGTAACATTACTATTACAGAGACTACCAGTAATTCCGTGCATGAGACTATTCCTGTAACAGATAACGATAGAATATCATTCTTATCAGATAGAATTATAAAGATAGATCCAAACATAGATTTTAAGTCAAACACAGAATACTTTATCGCTATGACAGAGGGATCATTCAAAGACTTAAATGATAATAACTTTGCTGGTATGGCAAGAACAGACACTTACAACTTTACAACGAGAGGGGTATCTGGAATTGGTACACAGGCAGTTGGTATTGTAACTAGTTTAGTACCACAGAAGCCTGGAATTGGATATACTTCTGGAGATACAGGTCAAGTAGGACAGTGTACTTTTGATTTCTTGTTAACCCCTGCTGGATCTATAATTGGTGTTAGAAATATAAACTGCAAAGATAAACATACTGTGATTCCTCCAGTGACAATAAATACAAAAACAGGATTAGGAGCGAAACTCCTTCCAGTTGTTACATATAGTCCAGACTTCGTTTCAGATATAGGTGAAAGACCTAGTGCTGGAACTCTTGTAGTAAATGTGGTAGACTGTGTTTATAGTTTACCTAAGACACAAGTTGGTTGGGTAAATGGTAATCCCTACTATGGTGATTTCCATGTTCATCCTACAACAGGACGTAAGATGGTTGGTGCAACACATGTATCCACACCACATAATACAATATACAATACGAAAGAAGAAAGTCTAGGTCAATCTGCTCCAGTGACTTACACAGAGTCAACCACCACTACACCATCAACCCCTCAGACAGATGTTTCCAGCACCACAGTACAGTCTACTACAAGTGATACAACTCCAACTCCGCAAGTCGAACCTCAGCAAACAACTCAACAACCTTATACTCCTCCTACTAATAACAACACTAATACTGGTGGGTCTAGCGGAACAAGTGGGGGTGGATACTGATGGCTCTAGATAAACAAGAAAAAGATACACAGGAATATTACGGCAATTATCCTAACTTTAGAGTTGCCTCTGGTATAAAAATACCTGATGGCGATTTGAAAGGTGAGTATGTGGATTACTCAGTAACAACTGACAATCTACAGGGCATGGCATGGTATAAGAATGGACAACATAAGTTGGTTGTAAACAATTGTTCTTATGAATTTGTCGGAGAGGATAATGAAGAAAAAGATATGTCAAAAATTATTCTGGCCAAAAATGGGAACATCAAGATCGAGTGTAAAAATGGAGATATAGAATTTGAAGCTGCAAATATTCATTTGAAGGCAACCCAAGAGATAAAATTCACTACTCCTGATAAGATTAACTTTGAATCTTCTGTTTTTAGTGTCAAAGCAACTAACGCAAACGTTTTGGCAAGACATCAATTGACGATGTGTGGCCAATTTGTGGATATGGCTGGAGCGACTAGTTGTAATGTAGATACTATGGACACAAAGGGGAGAGCGACATATGCTAGTAATATAATGACTGTATTAAATAACAAAATTTTAGACTTTTTTAGGAATATCTAGATAATGGGTTTTCAAGTAGGATTTCAAAATATAACTGACTTTGTTCAGATTGGTACAAAGGATATGTCATTCTTAGAGGAGAGATCTCCTCATTGGGAATATATTCCTGGCACACTGTCTGTTAGTGGCCCATCTTATTTCAACAATACTCCTAATATAGGTATTGCACAGGCAAGTGTCATGATTGGCCCTCCTGAGTTTGAATGTAACGAAGGTAAGAAACAAGAATTGGATCATCAGTTTGCATCTAAACTCAAAGGACAACAACTAGCCTTACAGGTTGATGGGTTCTCTCTGTTTAGATCAGGAACATCAGAATTTTATAGTGAGAATTTTTATTATAGTCAGAGAACCACGTTTGCTCCAACTAAAAGATATGCTATAGAGGAGACATTTGATACTAGTACTAAACATGCCTTGAATGTTGGAAATGATGATTGTCAGTTCAATAAAAATGTAGATATAGCGGGACAATGTAAGGTTGGTGGAACACTTACTGTGGGTGGTGTAATTAAGTGTGGTTGGTTGAATGGACAACTGGCGACTGCCAGAGCCCTGCCTGCGAAACCATTCGATATCAAACACCCAAGTAAAGATGGGTGGAGATTGAGACATGTATCCTTAGAAGGCCCAGAGATAGGTGTATATGTAAGAGGAGAGTTACAAGGAACTAATGAGATAGAACTTCCTGACTACTGGAAAGACCTTGTAGATGATAGAACTATTACAGTTCACTTAACACCTATTGGATCTCATCAAAATTTATGTTATGCTATTGCTAGAATGAAAGATAAAATAAGTATATTGGTCAATCCACACGGTTTCAATGTACACACAATACGTTGTAGTTACATAGTTCACGCTGAGAGAAAGGATCTCAAGCCATTGATTACAGAATACGAAGGAGAAAGTATGAAGGACTATCCAGGCGAGGATTTCGTTCAGTTAGGAGGTATTGAGTAATGGCCGCTGATGCATTTAATATTGCAAAGAGATTAAGAGCAGACAGAGATAGACAGAAACAAAGTGCAGCATCTATCAATGAGTCACTGGCGATTGTTGATGCCATCATTGATGAGTACGATGAATTAATAATCAAACTAGATGAAAAGATTCAACCTCTGATGCCCCCAATTAATGAAAAGATTAAAGCAGTTCAAACTGCATATTTGAATAGAATATCTCATGGTTGCAGAAGTGATATGAAGTGGGTACAGATAGACACAAAATCTTTAAACATTTATAATAACAATGATGAAGAGATAGTAGTATATGAAGTACAGAAAGACGCAAACACATTTCAATTCTTAGGATATTATGGAGCAAAGTTCTATAGACACCCCAAGAATAGGGACTATGGTGCTAACGTTGTTCTAAAAATTAACACTGCTGATGCAAATGCTGGTAGTGCCGCCTTGATTATACTAGATGATAATGCAGCAGAGATAGTAGGACTCAATACTTTAACGACTTCTACGAGTCTCAAGGTAGGAGATTTAGTCAAAGACTCCTTAGATAACCCCATCATATTTCAGACTGCACCCTCAATTACAGGAGTAGGAACTACAAACTATGCAGCACAAAACTATGCAGTCAGTGGATTTTGTACTGCTGCAGACAATAAAATATATGGAGATCAGAGAGTAGGATTCATTACTGATTTTAGTATTGGAGATGAGATATACGACAACGCAAATAAGACCAGTGATGGAATCATTCCAACAGGCACAACTATCACAGGATTTGGAACTGCTGTAGGTATTACCAGTTATGTACAGGCAAATGGTATCACAACTGCAATACAGGTAGTTCTTGACTTTGCTACCTTGAGTAATCCTGTCTCATCAGGTATTGCTGCGACTGTAGGTAGAAACTTTCATGTTGGAGTAGTATCTGCATATAACTTTGCAGCATTGAGTGATCCTCCAGTTGCAACAGGTTTAAGTAGTTCATTCTTAGTTGTTAGGCCTGGCGACATAGATGATATAGAATTTGAATCATCTAAGAATCCAATAGACCCAGTAGAAATAGGTATAGCAGAGGGTGCTAACGTTGGTAAAGGACATAGATTAGAACTCATCAATAATGGTGATCCGAGAATTAATCCCCAGTGGAGTGAGATAACATCTGAACCAGAACCTCCTGTTGGTGCTGGTAGGGTAGAATATTATGTTGGTGATTTACAGTGGCCTACGATTAGAGTTAAAGGTGGTGATGGAGATGTCGTCACCACATCAGCAACTTTAGGGCAAAGAGTAATAATAAGTGTAGGTTCTACTACAGGTGCTGGTATAGGATATACAGGAACACCTCCCTCTGGAACTATTCCAAGCGATTGTGGAACTTATGACTCTGCCATCACTACTGCCGAGTCAGAAATGAATGCCATAATTGCACAAAATACACCCCTTATCAACTACTATATAAATGGAGCAGTCACCTTGCGACAACTAAGAGATACTGACGAGGGACAAGCTTGGGGATACTTACAAGCAATAGGTTATGCTAATGCGAAAGGAAGAACCCAACTTGCACAGGCTGAATCTTTAGAGGACTTTAACTGGAACGGTTTATGATACCAGAACATTTTTATCCATATTGGTCATGTTATGACGGACTTGGACAGAAGTATTGTGATTGCAGTCACGAGAAGTATGCAATCAGAACACTTGAATTGCATGAGGGTGAAGGGTTCACTTACAGAAGAATAGATGCACCCAAACCATTACCACCGCATATTGTAGATGTAACGGCAACAACAGAAGGTGAATTGCCTGGGCAACAAGGATTACCAAGTGCTAACAAGTTAAATCAAAAACAAGCACAACAGAGACTACACAATGACATGAAAAAACAATTGAAAAAAAGTAAAAAGATGGAGGTAGTCATTACTGACGGCATATTCTGATGAAGAAAGAAATCTTTGCTATCCCTATCTTTGAAGATAAGGTTGATTTGAAAAAAATAGAAATACCAGAAATGGTCACAGAACCCACATGGGATGCTGGAGTGCCATCTACGTTCGCTAAGAAGTTACCTTTGAAACCAGAGGCATACGAACATCTATCTAATATAATTAATCAAAATTTATATGATGGAAATTTGTTAGGAATGAACCCCAAATTCGGGCATATATGGTATAATAGATATGACAAGCATCACTATCAAGATGCACACCTTCATCCAAATTGTCAATGGAGTTTTATCATCTATGTTGATTTACATGCCAAGACATCTTTTCTGAATCCATCAATAGGATTAATTCAGAATCAAATTGGTAATAGTGTAGCGGAGTTCCCACTAGATTATAAACCTGATCTAGGGCCAGGGAGTATAATTATATTCCCATCATTCCTCATGCACATGGTCAACTCAGGTAATGAGGGAACTACTATCTCAGGAAACGTTTACATGGAGTATCAGTAATGGCAAAAGAAAATAGAATGACTAGAGAGGAGTATAGAGCAGAGTGTGAAAAAGTAGAAGACACTGCTTATGCAGAAAAAGGACACCCACAGTCATTTGGGAATGAATTACTACTTCAAAATATTGATGCCTTTGGCACAGAGATTGCAAGACTCTCCACTGCCGTAAGGACATTGGAGAGATCGGCCAATGATGCAGAACTTCGGATTATTGGCCTTGAACATGAAATCGAGGTTCTCAACAGGGAGATTGAAATTGGTAAAACGCACACACACGATAACAAAGAAGAACCCACAACATAATCAGACATGGGAATGGGAAGAGACTCCAGAACTTGAAGCATACATCGCTAAACAAACTGGTAAACAGGTATTAAAGGATGGCCCTAAAGCACCCTAATCTTAAAGACCATATATTTGAGTATGATTTGTTATCTGGTCAGGAATGTGATCAGATAGTATCTATTTTGGATGATCATGAATGGCGTGACTTCTGTTGGTATAACAGTGATTATGAACAGGTTGATATTGATAAACAATCAAAAATGTTATCAACCAGAAATAATGATGCAACAGAGATAATACAACCTCACATCAACGATAAGTTGTTTCATGCCTTCCATGAAAAATATCATGATAGTAGTATTACCACAGGTGATTCTTTTTGGGAGAACTGCTCTGGTATTAAATTTAATAAGTACAATGTAGGAGATTATTTAAGTCCACATCACGATCATATTCGTGATTTTTTTGAAGGGCAGTTTAGAGGTATACCTGTAACAAGTGTTGTAGGAACGCTGAATGATGATTATGAGGGAGGAGAGTTTGTGTTCTGGGGAGATCATAAAGTCAAAATCAAAAAGGGAAGTGTGTTAGCATTTCCATCAATATACCTATTCCCACATGAGGTAACGCCAGTGACAAAGGGAGTTAGGTATTCTTGGATATCTTGGATAGTATGAATCTATTTTCTGTACCATTTTTCACTGATAAAGTGGATCTGGAAAAAATCAAAATCATTGATGAGAGTCTTGAACCCACATTTAGGTCAGGCCTCAAAACCAGTTTGAGAACAAACAAACAGGTAAGTAATGAGACTATATCTCACTTATCAGAGATTGTGAGTAAGCATATAGACACTCTTGGAGTCAAGTATGGTGAGGCCAAGATAGAAGAGATATGGAGAAATAAATACGATACACCACAAGATTTTCAAGATCCACATATTCATTGTTACTCACAGTGGAGTTTCATAATATATGAGGACGTTGATGTATCAAGAACTGTATTCTTAAACCCATACAGGTTTAGAGTAGAGTCACAGATGGCCATGTATGATGAGTATTTCAACATGGATTATAGACCAGAGCTTCATACTGGTGATATAATAATATTCCCATCATTTGTAGAACATTATGTGTTGAGTGGTGGCACAGGATCAACGATTGCTGGTAATGTATTCTTGACTCCGAGTCCTGATGGATGACTCTT